TTGGTGCAGATAAAGGACCACCAAAGCTAACACCCACCGCTTCGATGTTGTTAGTAGATAGTAGCGTAGCATCTGCTGCGGGGAACTGAATATTAACTGCAGAAGTAATGTTAGTGGCATCAATAGTGATTAAACCGTTAACATTCTCTGGGTTGTTAATCCTCATGCTCTCCATGGTTTTGTTAGAAACGGTTTGTGTTGCCTTTTCTGCTACAAAAACATTGGAATCAGTACCATTATTTAGAGGTTCTGCTAATGACCCCTCTGGAACTGTCCATTGTAAGTTACTATTGGAATTGAGGTTTGTAAGATTAAATGTAATCTTCTTAGTAGCATCTGCACTATCCTCAAATATCGCACCTTTATAGACTTTGTTAGTCAATGTCTGTGTCGATGCTTCACCAACAACCTTAACATTAAGGTCTGGCCATGTAACTGTCCTATTCTGTGTAATAACACTAGAATCGAAGATAACATACTTGGTAGGATTATTCTCATCTGTAGATGGAGTTGTAGAGAACGTGGGGTTAACCATGTTCTTGTTCTTCACATCTTGTTGAGTAATATCATCAAGTAATGTAGATTGAGTTATCGTAGTACCATAGTCAGGTAAACGATATATGTGTTGACCTGGTGCATCCCATGCGTCAGTCTCAAACTTAGCAATCTTAGATACATCAGTAGAACCAGTGATCTGTAAGTCACTATCTTTAATGATAATAGACTTATTAGTCAAAGTTTGGAACGTATCTGCAGCAACTAAAGTCGCTGAAGTGTTGGAACCTACACTTGGAAAGTCAAATCGTCTTATACCACCTGCAGTAGAAACCGTATCTACGTTAAACACAACTTTCTTTGCAGGGTTCTGATCACCCTCAAAGAAGACGTTAGAGTCTGTAAACTGTGCTGTACCGTTAATAGTAAAATATCCACTACCCTGAGGTACTATTTCTACGTTGGCGTTAGCGGATGCTGTATCAACTGCACGTATTTGTAAAGTTGATGATCCATCTTGGTTTGCATTTCGCTGATTATACAACGATGCAGTACCAAATGTTAACCCAATTTCATTAACTGCACTCTGGTAAATTCCAGTGTCCCTGTCCAAGTCAAAAGCCAGTCCTGGAGCGGCTTGTGACCCCGCAGAAACTGACCTAAAAAGTTGATTAACTTTTGATTTTCGATTTGGTATTAGTGGATCTGAAATGACAATAGGAAGCACTGCTTCTCCTGTCACCAGTGCATCAGCAATAGTATCAAGTTGTGATATTCTCTTAGTTGCCACTATACATCTATATTGGTTCTTCCAAGTTATTTATACGTTCAGCAGACCGTCCTCCTAACAAGAGGTCTCGAAGTCTTTTTGACTTCTCTAATTGCTCTTGATGGTACTTAATCCAAGTGTCTAATTCAGTTATAATATCCTCATATGCACTAACAGCATTGGTTTCACTTTCCAAATAATCTCCTATAACATCACTTAACTTATTCAGTCTTTTGTGATCCTGTTCTGGAATATCATATTTTTCTGTGTGTGGTCCGCTCATAGGTCTTTAGTCTTCTTAAAAAATTCTGATAACGAAGATTGATTTGCCATTTCATCAGGTGGTTCTGGATCTTTGTATCCTTTAATCCTTTTCCAGTCATTCCTCATGGCACCAAGTAACCATGCCTGTGACAGACCTTTAGGACCATGCTCTAGTAACTCAATCTGACGTTTAGTCAGACGGTGGCTACACAGGTCTATGTATTCATTTCTCCAATTACTGTCATCGTAATCCATAGTTACTCCTCTATATCAAAAAACCAATTGATTGATCTTATGTAATCAAATGTACAAGACAAGTCAAAGTCACAATTAGTATTGTACTTACGGTCACATAGAAAGTTTCTCAACTGCTCTACGCTTGTGAAAGTACCTTGGTGTCTCTCCTTGTCATCATACAAATGATACTTCATTCTTTCAGTTCCTTTTGCATTTCTCCTAGTGATTCCTCAACATACTGTTTGACTCCGACTGGATCTGGTTTCCAGTCACTAGGCATTGGTATCTCAGGTGTAATTTCCTGTTCATACTTGTTAGTAAACTCAGGAACTTCTGCCATTATGATAGATGGTTTGCCTTCCTGCAGAATCTTTATTGTATGACCTCTTTCCAATAATGTCAAGAGGAACCCTAGGTTATTGCTAACCTCATCGGGTGATACTTCTATTAGATTGTTCATTAGAATACGAAAGTAAGATCATCAGGTTCCAGAAAGTCCTGTAATAAGTTCACCATATCAGAATAGGATTGCATCCCTTCTTCATCAAACTCAAATCGGTACTCTTCAGTATACCCCTCTTCATCTCTAATGACTATGCGTCTTGTAGAGATATGAATAAAGGCATGTTCGATGTACTCGACTAAATGCTCCATTAAATCATCCATTAGTTAAGCATAACAGGAAGACCGTAAATCTGGCAAGCTCCAAGTCCAGTACCGAAAGCACTGAAACCTACTCCTACACCGTAGGACGCTATGCCAGAAGTTACCTGATTTATTATAGCACCTTTTGCTGCAGTTACAACCTCTCCTATGCCACCTGTCGGACTGGCCACTAATGTCATGTGACCACCTGGTGTTGCACCTGTTACTATGTCTGCCATAGCTGTGGGCATTGTAGTACCCAATGATAGACGAACATGTGCAGGTGGAGATACACCTGGAAATGGTGCATCCATTGTGACATCTACAATAGATCCTTTTACTATACTAAATTGTCCTGTTATGACTGGCATCATTTGGAATATACCAATAATATCAAACCTACCACAGTTTAAGAATGATGTGATCCAGTTTGCTTCATTAATAATCTCACCGTTAGCGGTGTTAGTTATACATGCTGCCTCGTTATTAATATCCTGACCCTTAAGGTTGATAGCGGATATCGCTGTCATGTTTATTTTGTTTGCCTGTACTGTCCAGTCACCTTGATAGTTACAATCATAGTCACCTGCTACTGTGTGTAAGGATTTTGCTTCTCTTTCTGCAACTTCTACATCAAACTGTGGTTTGTTTCTCTTTGCAACCTTATCCTGCAATACTGCTGCCATCTGATCAGTTGCTACATTAACACCACCTGCAGTATATTTGTTACTTGCCCCTGCTGCTTGCAATGGTTTCTGATCATTCCATGTACTACCACTAGCAAATCCACCATTAGCATCAGATGCTTGAGCACCAGGACCATTTGATACGTGAGTATTCATAGATCCAGAAACCTCAATGTGAAGATCACCCATAACTTTGAGGTAGTAATCACCTTCTACAGTATGAACATGATTACCTTTAATAGCTTGACACTGGTCACCACCGATGATAGATGTTTCATTACCTGGCACATTGAGGTGCTCGTTACCCATCTTATCTTGGAAGTTGGTAACACCACCTGGTCCTGAAGTAACAAACTTCTCTTTACCTGGTGTTGCATCATTAAGGACTCTAGTACCATTAAGTGATGTCTTTGTCTCCATCAAGAATGGATTAACATTCTTAAAGAAGTCATCATAGAATCCACCAGACTCAGGTTCACCACCAGACATGTTCAGTAAACCACCTCCTGCAGTTCCTGACGATGGTGGGCAACTATCATAATTACCACCACCAACACCATTTACACCACTAAGACTATCAGGGTCACACTGCGTGGTTCCTAAGAGAGGAACCCATGCCTGTGCTTTCGGTTTTCGACTTTCTCTGTTGCAACCTTTAGAACCAAGAATCAGTGCAAGGATTGCTTTTAATATACTAAGAATAGACTTAAAGTCTAACTTAGTGAAGTCAAGAGAGAATATACTACTGATACCATCAGCAAGTTTGGATGCACCTTTCGCTGTTGTTACCCCTGCAAATATAGCACTTGCTGCCGAGTTGATAGAGTTTAGTGCCTTACAAATTTGTCCTTGGATACCAGACATTGCAGACTCAACCCAGTTAGTAATGGAGTCTTCCATTTCCTGTACGAAATCCATAACCTGATCGAATATCTTATTCAGATAATTCGTTATGAATCCCATTATATTTCCCATGACCGACACCCATGCAGGTGTAGGTTTACAGAACATAGCAAATATAAGTTCTAAGATTGCTCCGATTGCTGTTACCACAACAACTGGAACCATGTTAGATATTAGTCCTAATATAGTATCAATCGCTTGCTGTATAACTCTTGCTGCTAGTTCCTTTAATGGTGCTAACATACCACTAACTGCGTTAGTCACATAGTTAGTAAGATTAGAGAGTTGATTAAGTATTGCTTTACCTTGTACTGATCTACCAGTAATAGCAGACATAAAGTTACCACTATCACTATCCTTTGCTAGACCACCTACCTGTACACCGATGTCAGATAGCATCCTCTTCATATCAAGGTTAAAACCATTGTTTGCAGGACCTGTAGTACCATCAGCGATACCACCTGCTAAACCTGGTGGTCCTAATGGGTTTGTATATACGTTAAATGGTGTATCTACTTCACCCTTAGATACTGCTCCTCTTGCATATTCTTCTCCACCTTCTGCAGAACCAGGTGTTTGACCTTGTACTTTAGCGAATGGGTGACCACCTAGTGCAAATTGATTATTGACTGCTTTCTGTTGTGGAGTATCAGTTGCTAGTGCTGCACCTATAGTCGGTTCAGCAATGGTAGTTCTTCCTAGTTGGTTTGGTGTTCCACGTTCTACACCACTAGCACCTGACTCATTAGATCTCTCTGCGTGCTTAAATCCTCTAAATGCTCCCATAACACATGGAAGTTGACCTTCTTCACCATCTAAAAAGAAGCCCAAGACACTAGCACCGACTTGTAGTTCGGTAGTAGTTCCTGCGTTCTTGGTCTGTGGTTTATCTGTTGGGAGTAGAACTGTAGCCCATGGTAGAATATCTGTTGGTAATTCGTTCCAGTGTGCTGCATCTCCATTTTCATCAGTTTTATTACTGGTATACCAACCAATAATACGAACCTTTACACGTCCCAGTTGGGATGGGTCAAGTATGTCTTCTACTTCACCTACCCACCAGTTAAATCCATCACGACCTGCAAAATCGGTCTTTCCTCCAATTGCCATTATGTTACATCTAGTATCCTCGAATTATTTAGCTTAGTAAAAGTGAAGAACCCCTCAGACGGTTCTTTACCCCAAGAAAATTTTCCTGTTTCTATGTTATATCCAGTGTCAATTGACCTGTAGTCTGTGCCATTAAATTCTACAGCACTAACAACTTTAGTATCTCTGACTATACATTCACCTTTGATCTCACCATACCATGTACCTGCAAAGTATCCCCACTGCATTTCACACCCCTCTTTATCAGTTAAGAGATTATGTGCTTTAGTAAATACTGTGACCTGATCTTCATGTCTGAATGTTATATGGTAGTGTCTATATGGTTTCTCTTCACCATCATAATTATACCATTGCTTTAGTTCTAGAACATCTGGTTTGATCTTAGTGTACAAGATATTAACCCATGGCCACTTGGTAGGGTTGCTATATGCTTGCTTCTTGTTCTCATAATGACCAAGTATCAGTTTATCATATAATGAGGTCATACCATCCTGTAATAATCATCTTTTCTTCAGTTGGTGCAGGATATCCCTTATGCATGTGTGTCCAATCTGCTGGCCAGACAAGAGTTAATCCCTTTCTTGGTGCAACCTTACACTGCTGAACATCAAAGAATGTTTCCCCTCCATCGTAAATATCATTAAGATATGTCATCCATGCCATCACACGGTTACTACACTCAGGATGTGCACTGTTCCTCTCACAGTGTAGTTTCTTAAACCCACCGCTTTTTGGATACCACTGTATATTAAAATCTTCTATCAAATCCCAGTGGATCGTCTTTAACATTGTCCAATAATTACAGTACTCTCTAGTTACCTCAGCGAGAGCATCAACATAATCAGTTATTCTCTTATCCTTTATATACCTAGGAATAGTCATATCAATAGAGTCTTTGATCTCTTTATCAACTCCTCCCTTCGCACCAAAAGCACCCCCAGAGTATCCTTCTTGTTTCTCTAGGTAATCGCAGGTGTCCCAGAAATCTAGAACACCATCTACTACTGATTCTTCTATCTTCCCACCACCGATGAAACTATAAGGTGCATCGATGTTAATAAATTCAGTCGTCATACACTAAGCATTCTGGTTCTTCTGGATTTTGGTCGCAGAATAGTTCTAATGCGTTAGGGTCATGGTGATCACCAGCTTTGATTTCATCTTTGTGGTGCTCTGCATACTCTTCTAAATCATGTAGTTCCGCTTTAGCATGTCTGCGTGCTGCAGGGTTTGCTAGTGGGTCGTCAATCAGTGCTTTATCTTTATCTATGTGCTGCTCAATGGATTCCATAGTAATCCTCCTTAACTACGTCAATTATATTTATATTTGCTTCCTTTGTCAAGTGCTTGGAACCGAATCTCGACACAAATGCAACTCTGTAGATATACCAGTCTTTTTGTAGGTATGCTTGAGTCCTTTTATGAGATATCTACCACTATATTTCTTATCTAACTTGACATTCTCGCTGTTCCTCTCGGTACCAGATTCGGGTATAACCGTCTTAATTACACCACCTGCATATAGTCTGCTATTACCTGGAACTTTAATAGTAAGAGTCAGTGTGTTTACTAGTGCTAATCTAGCTGCAGCATAAGCACCTGTCACCAGTACGTCTTGTGGTTGATTGTCAGCACCATTATTGGGTTGACCTGCTGTCTGTTGTGTATATTTTGGTAAGATTCTAACCTTCATCCTTGTTGGGTGATCTTGAGAATATTGTTTTATCTTTTCCTTATCAAATGGTGGTGCTTTCTCTAGTGTAGATGCTTGAGTAAACACTTGTCCAAGAGAAAATACAGTTGGTGGTTGTGATGTACCACCTGCTTTAGATTGATTCTCTGCAGTTTGTATCTGTTTAGAAGTATTCTTAAAGTTCATTGCATAAGTAAATGACTCCATACTAAATGAACGACTTGATTCTCCACCTGCACTAAAGAAATTAGTAGTTGACTTACCTGCGTCAAGATACTTTGTAAATTCCTCACCTGATAATGAATTAGCATATTCTGGTACGGAAGAACCTGCAGGAACTGTTCCAGACTCATACAACTTATCAAATACTGCACTACTAGTGGCTGCAGGATTAGGTATAGCACTCTCTGATATTGCAGGAATTACTATCCCCATGGTGATGTTCTTATATAAACCTGAACGCATCTTATCAAGATGATTCATTCTTTCGGGATATGTGATACTCTCAATACGATAAGAATTATCACCTGATGAAGCTTCTGCAGATCCACCTGGTGTATATGTGTATGTCTCTAATGCTTTTTGCTCACATAGATAATCGATACTTTGGAAGTTAAATCCTAGACGATTCTCATAGAATAAAAATCCAGACTGTGTTGTGGTCTTACCACCCTTTCCACCTTGACTCTGACTTCTAACAACTTTATCAGTAATATATGAAATGCAGTCAACTGGTCTCCAGTTTGGTGATATAAAATTAATATTACTATGTGGTTCTATTGCTCCTTTATGTTTAATCTTCTGTGGTGCTTTGAGTTTATGAGCAATTACATACTGTACTGTATCTGGTTTTTGTGCATGAGGACCGAACCCACCAAATGTTCTGTTTGCTTCATTTAGATATACCTCAGGTGATGCACAGTGAAGAATATAAACCTTTGCTCTCTCATTCTTAATGATACTACCAATCTTATAAATCTGTAGATCAGCATCAATCCTAGTCTTTTTAGCATTTCTACTGTTTCTCTGTTCAGGATCTATAGATGCATATGTCTCAAAACATAGCTTAACCATTTCATCACCAAATAGTACATCACCAAACTGTATTGAGTCTAGTAATGTCATATCACAACGCACGAAAGGTGAGTCAATAGTTTCCATCCAAGTGAACTCTGCTATCAGTGCTTTGATATCATACTTCGTATCATTATGTACAACGTAAGCATCTACTAGTTTATAATCTTTTGCTTGTGCTGCCATTAGAACATCTCAACTGGGTCGGATTTGCTATCTGCCATTAACCCATAACGAGTTTGGAAGAAATCATTAGCAGGTGGTTCATAATCATTAGGTATTACAATAGGTGGTGTCTTAGGCATTTCTTGCTCACCACCAGATTGTACTTTATCTGGAAGATTTATTGTATTGACTGATGAACCACCACTCGCATCATTATAAGACATTTCTGCTGCAGATTCTTGACTATTAATGTATCCACCCACATCACGATGTTTTACTGCATCTATATTTACCTTACCACCAGCTGCGAATATTCCTAGTTCTGATAATTTATCAATTAATGCAGTACCAGGTGGGAACGCTAGTCCTGCTTCTCTATCTTTTTTACGAGCAGCGAAGTACTTATCATCACTTTGTTTTGATGCATCACTAGAGTTCAGAATAGGTACGAACTGTTGTGGTGGCATCATATTTCTCTTATATAAGATATCCAAAAAGTTCTTATTCTCATAGCCAGGTACTTTCTGTACTCTTTGTACCAGATCTTTCTGGTGCTCTATCATATCTTGCGTACCAACACTTGCTACTCCGTCTTCGAAATGAGAATATGATTGATCCTCTACTATTTCACCATTCTTAGTTACAGTTTTCTCTTTTAATGTTGAGAATGCAACAACTAAGTGTTCAGGCATAATCTGCCCCATCCTATATCCCATCTGTCCGAAATGAGATATGTCTTTACCTTTCCAGTAGTCTGCATACTGTCCACCTTCCTTATATTGTGGGAGTAATCCACCAACACTAAAAGGTACTGAAAATCCTTTACTTGTTGCCTCTGCCAGTCTTCGATTAGTAAGACCAGGATTAGTCTTAGTTGCAGGTGTATCAAATGGAACTACAAATGCTCCACCTGCTGCCTTCTTTGGTAGTCCAACATACTCAGTACCATGACCTATGAAGCTAGTAGACTTACCACCATCCAATGATACAGGATAACCAGACTGAGGACCTGAGATCCATCCACCACCTGCAAATTTTGGTAACGCATCCTGTTCTTTTTGTAATTGTGCATGCCTCTTCATGTCGCCATCTTCGATGGCTTGCATCATATCTTCTTCCAGACTCATATATGCCTTTTGAGCTTCTATTTGCTCTTTGGTCATATTACCGCCAGTTACTTCTCCCTTCTCCATAATACCACTATTCTGACTCTTCACTTCTGGTGATAGTTTTACTGAACTATCATTCTCTTCTTTTCTTGCACCGTCTTCTAATTCCTCTTCCTCTTTATTCTGATCCATCTTAGACTTGATACCCCAAGCAAGTAATGCTGTACCTGCTATTGCTGCAGCAAGAGGTCTTCTGGATATAAACCCAACGATTCCTTTAAAGAGACCAAATATACCCTTAAACATTCCTTTAAGATTCTTAACCAATGCACCACTCTTAAATTGTTTTATTACCGTACCAATACCAAGTTTAGCTATACTTACTGGTGCAAACAGTAATCCTAATGCAGTGACAAATTTTATAATACCAAACACACCACCAAAACTTAATGGTTTCTCCATGAACTCCATAAGACCACCAAGTCCCATGTCGATCAAAAAGGTTGCTGTATTGAGTAACCATTTACCTACTGTTCCTATTGCTTCTATAAACTTCTGCGTCTTCTTAATATTAGCAGGTTTACTTGCCCATTTCAGTAAACTAAGTCCAACTAGACCTGCGAATAGTTTACCCATGAATCCAACTAGACCACCTAAGAAACCAAATCCAAAGTTTAACTTACCTCCTGTTTCTTCCTCATCATCTGGTTTAACTACAGGTGCAGGTTTTCCTTCTTGCAACTGCTCTGCTCTCTTATCTGCTGCTAAATTCTGTCGTCGTATTAAATCTTCTTGCTGCTCTCTTTGTGACTGTGTTAACTCTTCTAATGCTGTAGTCCTTCTTTCCATCAACTCTTGTTGCTGAGATATCTGCTGCTTCATCTGCTCGCCAAATGTCCCAACCATCTTCTCAACGATGATAGCTATGCTATTAGCAGTAGCACCTAGGCTATTAGTTGCTTTAATCAGTGTGGTCATACCACTAGTCTGACCTGCGACAGTCTTATCACCAATTTTCACAGTGATTCCCGACTTCACCTGAGGTGGAGTCACCATCTTATATAAACGTGCTCTTGGTAAAGTTGCCATTAGTCAGTAATCATTGGAGTTGTTTTGGTATATTGCACCTCAGGTGGAGCACTAGGCACACTCTTCGGAACTATAACCCTTTGATTCACTATCAATATACTATTTCTATTCTTAGCTTTAGCTCTAGGGGTTGAGTTTGCAATTACGTTAACTTGCTCATTCTTTATATTTAGAGTGTTACCACCCATTTTTAACTCAGGCATTGGTTGTGGAACCTGACCACCTTTACTGAACATTGGTACCACACCACCTTTAGACATCTCAGTTTTACCATACTTTGCTAACTTCTCTTGCTCACTCATGTTTGCAAATGCTTCATACTCTTTCATAGAGACTTCCATACCATTAATATATCCTGTGCCAGTATCTAAATCAAAACGACCTGTAACTCTAGATTTGGTAGATATTTTCTCTGAGCTCTCCTCCACTTCTACTGGTTGGTCTTTCTTAAAAGGATTTCTCGCAAGAGGTCTACCATCATTCATGATAGGATCTTTGTTAAGTTTCTTGGGAATCACTGATGCGATCATTGCTGATAGTCCATCACCAGCTAGTTCACCAAGTGCACCACCTGCCATACCAGTAACAAAACCAGGAAATCCACCAAACGGTGCACCAATAGAAAAACCTGCAGTATAACCCGTTAGTCCACCAAGTGCCCGTAAGATTGCGTTGACTGGTGCCTCACCAAATACAGTGTAATCAAGTACACCCATCAATGCTGCAATTAGTTTGTCTATACCACCAACACCCTTGGTTGACTTCTTCGCCATTTCCAATCCCTTGCGAAGTTTTAGTAATCCTTTACTCTTCTTCGCACTCTTGAGCATTCCTCGTATACCATCCTTAATCTTCTTAGGATTCTTTGCCAAATCAACCAACTTCTTTATAGTTTTATCCTTCTTAACAAGTTGATTGATTTTACCCTTCAGATTGCCCTTTACCATTTCTACTAACTTCTTAGGGTCTTTTGCTAATTCTGCTATATCTCCTATCTTCTTTGCTACACCTTTACCAAACTCCTTCATCTTCTCCCAGTTCTTACCCATATTCTTGACAAAATCATCTTGCCAATTACTAAGTCTCTTGAGCTGCTTCTGAGTCATATCCTTAGCAAAGTTAAAACCTTTCCCTGCTTTGGTTTTAATCATACTACCTATATTTTTAGTCTTCTGCCACATGCCAGCCACATTCTTACCTAGATCATCTACTTGATTCTTAAATGTATCTGCAGTATTCTTTCCAAATCTCTTAAACTTCTCCGCACCAACATTTACCATTCTCTTTATATTTGTTGGTCTAAGTCTCCTCATCGTCTTGGATGCGAACGATTGCATATTCTGCAGCGTCCTACCTCCACGAACCTGCATTCTTCTACGCATGTTACGAACACGATCACCAATATTCTTAAACTTCCTAAGTCTAGGTTTCTTGAGTTTTGTACCTGGTCCACCCTGTGCTTCAGCAGCAGTTAATGCAGTACCTAGTGTCTGCATCATCTTCACATCACCAATTAGTTTCCATGGAAACAATACTCTAGACGCTAACCAAAGAGATGCGATTCCACCTAATATTTTAAATACACCAAATAAACCCTCAAATGCCTTGCTAAGATTGCTTTGACCAGGATCCTTACTACCAAATATATTACCTATACCAGTCAATATACCATCTAGTCCCATCCCTATGAGACCAGTTGTAAATGTAAATATTGCCTTAAAGAACCTAAGTAAACTCTCTATCTTCTTGACATTAGCAGGATTACCTAACCACTTAAAGAATCCAACAGTAACTACTTTCCCAACAACATTTTTAAGGAACCCAAATACAGGTGCGAGTGCCTTCGCAAAACCTTCTAAGAAACCTAGTCTTCTCTTCGGAACCTTTTTAGCTTGTGCTTCACCATCTTCTTCTGCATTTCCAAGTCCTTCCTGCTGCTCCTCTGCTTTTTTGTCTGCTTCTAAATTCTCTCGTTTCTCTTCTTTCTCTACCAGTACTTCACTAATATCAAGCTTCTCATCTTTCTCCTCTTCTATATGTTTAGTCTCTTCTACAAATGAATCTTTTAAGAAATCTAACTGAAACTGCATCATATTTTGCATAGACGCTAGACCTTCACCAATGCCTGTTAGCGTATTACCTAATCTATGATACTGAATCTGATGAGCACGCAACTGCTTACTATAAGGTGTCGTTACTCTTATAGGATTAGTTTTAATAAATTTTCTAATCGTTGCTGTCATTAGAGTGATATTTGACCTTTGTTCTCACGCTGCTTTCTACGAGTCTCTTCTTCTTTCAGATACTGTATTAGCAGTGTAACGTAGACATCACGTTCCCATGGGATCATGTTTTCCAATTCTGTTAAACTGTACTTATGATGCTGCATGAGAGCAAAATTAGTCTTAAAATAATTCTCAAGACTGTCGTGCAACATCGCTATGCGAAAAAAGATGCAAGACCCTCCAGTTTAACCTCACTTTCTTTCTTAGTCTTAGGGTTCTTTACTGTAATAGTATGCTCTAGTTTAGGCATAGTCTCAAAGAACTCTTGGATCTTAGAAAATTGATCTTGATTCATGTCACCGATGAATTCTACTGCTTCCTTCTTTGTAAAAGAATCATAGATCTCATCACCTTGATATACTTTATCAATACATGATGCAGATAGTTCGAAGACATCCTCCATTGTGGGTTCATTCTTCATGTTTTGGTCAATAAATGCATTGAGAGATGGATATTTCATCTCAATCTTTACATCATCACCAACATCTAGAATCTTTTTATGCTTTCTAGGAACTGTTACCTCGATCTCTTCTAGATCTAAGCTAACATCTACTTGAGTTTTACCATCATCAGGGCATGTTATCTTAAATTCACTGACTTCAGCAACTGCTTTAGCACGAATTCTTAAGAACAAAAACTCAATCTCAAACGTAGCTAGTTTATCAACATCCTTGACATTAGTACATGCTTTGAGGATATTCTTAACTGCTTTTCCCATTTCTTTTTCATCTTGAGTCTCCATTGCTAGGTAAAGCAACTTCTCCTCCTTAACAAGAAATGGTCGGTAACTGACTTTCTTACCACTAACAGGTAATGTGCAGTCATAATCAGGCACTGCAAGTTTTGGTAAAGGCATAATTAAATATAACGATAGAATTATTTAGACACCGAATCGGGAAGGACTAGTAGGCATATTTCCACTAGAATAAGTTTTTGATGGTCCAGTAGCTTTTAATTGATCACGATTAAGTGTATCAAATCTATATCTCTCAAACATTAACTGAACATTTAGACTAAGTAAACTAGTCTCATCGTTGTTTAACTCATAAGTTCCCACATTTGCAGGAAAAACACCATACATCTTATATATTGCACTCGCTTGGTTCAGTCTTTGCTTATATACTTTCTCTGGATCCTCAGCATCGAATGACTGTAAGAATGTATTAGATCCATTCTCCCATTTGATAATCTTAAATTCAGTAACGTAATCATCATAGAATCCAACAGTATTATCAGCATCTGATGCTACGCAGTGGCACCATCTCTCAAAATAATCTCTATGAACCTGATCCTTAGTAACTAAAAAACTAATCTCAGTTTCTGATGCAGTCTGACCAGTACCGAAACGACGAATCATTCCATGGTTATTGACTTCACCAGTAGTGACTGCTCTACTTGGGACTGTGACGCTATTTGCAAATAAACTCATTCCCATCATAAGATTAGTGCCATTATTATCCTCTGGTCTCCACCGTGTTGGTGACCCTGCACTTAAACATGGTGGTAATGCAAAGCTAATCTCATATAGATTACTCTTCGCAGGTTCGTACGACCCAATGTTAACTGCTTCCTTAAAAGCGGTAAAACTGTTAGGACTGTATGAAATACCTGATAAGGTCATAATTTACTCCATATGAAACTACTAGGAATATCAATCCATCTACTACCAACAGAAGTATAAAACTTTTCTACTGGTAACGGAACCATATCTACAAACTCTTCCCTAGGTACTACTTTAATATTAGTAGCATTAGACATAAAGTATTTATGATGGCACTGCATAGGATATTGTAAACCACCATTACCCCACGTTTTTGCTACTGATTGACGCATTTCTGGTCTTAGATAATGTAGATTACCACCCTCGAACTGTAGTAATCCTGCATCATTCTGCATAATTTGTACCATAGGGAATGCATCATACCATGGTAACTTCTGTGCAGGTGTGGATGGACTATAGTTAAAGAATACTATATCACCTTGACTAAAACCACCTGTATAGTCACCCAACTGCTGAAATAACTGGGATCTATACCATTCTTTAGTCTTAGGTGCACCCTGTGTAGAGTCTTTTATGGTTGTAAATACACTCATACCTTTAATTCTTTCTCTGTAAGTATTATGAAATTCATCCTACGATCCTTACAATATTCATCTGCTGCCTTCCATTTAGCGTCATTTATCACAAATGTCTTTACTTCTGATAAATACTTCTTGGTGATACGTTTTTTACGTTTCGGTTCTTGAGTCTGAACAAAAGGTTTGACCTCAATGATATTTTTTGATAACTTTCCTGCTCTCGTTCTTGTTTTAACGTAGAAATCGGGAAAATAACGATGAACACGATTATCCACGGGACTACGATAAGGTATAATAATCTCTTCACTGCCCCACTCCAATACATTTTCGTTGTTGTCGCACCACACCATAAACTTTCTTTCCCATAAAGACCTATAAATAATATTGGTGGGATCACCTTTATACTTATTTGTATTTGATGGCTTAAATTTTCCAGAGTAGCTCATATGCCTCAGTTTACTGCAGATTTACCTTCATCCCGTTACATGTATCCACTTGTATCACCTCGTGGTGGAAATACACGTGACGAGGATATATCTGAGAATATGCGTTTTGGAACAGAATCATTAGATTATCTAAAATTCACTATATACGATCCTGGCAAGTCCAGTCCCTATAACTACGTTGGTACTACAGGTGCAGGAACTAAAGGTAAATTCCAAGGAAATAAATTTGCTGATGAAGCAATCTATAGTAGTATTTATTTATATTTACCACATGAATTGAGAGAGACATATGGAGTATCATATAATAAAGCAACTTTAGGACCATTTGGCGATGCTCTAACTACTGCCATGTCAGGTGGTGACTCTGAAGCATTAGCAGAATCTATATCGACTGGTGCTAAAGGTGCTACACCACAAGCTACATTCAGTGCGGTATCAGGTATGTTTAACAACATCCCCCTTATAGACACTGAGCTCAATAAAGATCAGTTAGCAGGTTTAGTAAAACAGAAAGTATTTAATCCATATCAAGAGACTGTATTCGAAGGTACTAACTATCGTAGTCATACGTTTGACTTTGATATGGCACCTCGTAATAGACAAGAAGCAAAAGAAATAAGAAATATTATCAGTATTCTACGTGATTCTATGTTACCAGGCACTAGTGGTGCAACTAATCGTTGGTTGACAATACCAAGATTCTTTAAAACCTCTATTGTGAGATATAGTCCTGGTGCAGGTGGCACAGAGAAACTAGATCAACCTGCCCAATTATCATATATTATGCAGTTCCCTGTAAAGATGGTACTATCTAATATGGATGTCAATTTAACCCCTAGTGGTCAGAACACGAGTATCAAAGATACAGTGGGTGGTGATCGTGACGTGGATTATGGTCCTGCTAGTTATAAACTATCCCTCAAGTTTGATGAGACTGCATTCCTTACAAGGAATCTTCTTAAAGGTGGTAGTAGTTATGGAGTGACGCAAATCGGTGAATCAGATGATTTTAGCTTTATGAATGGTGCGACTGATAGAGCAAGAGCACTAGATTCTAATGAGGAGGGGACTGAATAATGTCTAATTATTTTTCATCACTACCTGATGTAAAAGTTAGAATGAAGAGTACTCGTTCTAATAACGTAGAACCCTACATTGTTGCTAAGAATATTTTTAGAAGAATCAAGTTAATTGATGATGTAAGATCTAATGTATTAGGATTCCAACAGTATACTATTCCTAATGATATGAAACCATATCAGGTTGCACAAGAGGAATATGGTAGTTCTGACTATGATTGGATTATATGCATATGCAACAATATTACCAATATCTACAAGGATTGGCCATTCTCTGAACATGAGTTATATACGTATGTTCTTAAGAAATATGGTAATGCGACTAATGTTCACCATTATGAGTCAAATGAAGTAAAAAGCGATGCAGGTGATATTGTCCTAAGAGCAGGATTAGAGGTAAATGAAGAATTTCGCTATTATCTGCCTGATGGCACTATTAAAGAAAATTGTGCATATCCTGTTTCTAACTTCGAATACGAAAGACAGCAAAATGAGTATAAATCAAATATTTGGTTATTACGCAAAGCATACATTGGTGAGTTTATAGAAGAATTTAACAATTTAGTCAAATATTCACCAAATGACGAAGTTGGTGATGATGACGTTAAGATGACATGGAACGCAGTGGAAGAAATCTTCGCAACGCAAAAAGACACATATACGACATTATATGGTCAAATACCATCTGTCACATTTGCGTCTTCACAGGAATTGGTTAATAGAACCGTTACTACTACAGTTACCGAATCTGGTGCAGTTACTAGAACTGTAGATACATCAAATACTGGTAGCGTTAACAATTCTGGAGTTATCTCTGGTACTACTGATTCTTCATCTACTGTAAGTACATCAAGTAATGCCACTTCGTCTTCTTCCTCTAGTTCTTCTAGTTCTTCTAGTTCCTCAGGTAGTTCTGGTTCATCTGGTTCATCAGGTGGTTACTAGGTAGAAATACTTACATCGACCCTACAGACAAAAAAATACCCCGAATTTTTATTTGGGGTATTTGTGTTTCTAGAGGTGAATAATATATCACCCTCCGTCTAAATCGCAACCAATGGTAGCACCTGTTACTACACCGAGTGGTATCGCCCACCATCTACCATCACCTTGTGATAGTGCAGCACCTGCAGCACCACCTAGGATTCCACCTGCAACTTTACCATCTGTACAGTCGTTACTATCACGTTCTATGATGGTACTTCTTCTGTAACTGTGTCTATGATTTGAGCATGGTATCTCTACCTGTTCATGCCAAGATCTGACATAACCTGGTGCGTTTGATGTACCAGGAATATACTCTTCCCTATACTCTTGACGAACGCACTTACGTTCGGTAGAGTATCCTGCTTGTTGATTAAATGCAGGGTCGTTATAGTTTGATAACTCCCTTTTCCATTCTTCTGCTGATGCTACAGGTGTAACTAACAACAGAGCAGCGAGTGCTAATTTCATGAACACCTCCTCTCTCTTGATCTCTCTTCTTTGAGAAAGTCTCTTTGTTCGGGATCGTAATTGATCTCGATACCCAGACTCTTATTCTTGGTTGGGTGTTGTCGTGTCTGTGCACATGATAGACTATGAAGTGCTAGTTCATATCTATCGAGTCTGGTTTTGCAAACAGTCGTTATGCCATCATAGTGCATCTGCACTACCAATCGTAACGACTCTATTGCTACATCGAGTTTGGATTTTAAGACAGTGGTCTCAAGTTTTTGGTTTGCCATAATAAAATTTGTGTAGGGTTAGTCTTCTTCTGCTAACCTAGAAAAGTAAGCAAGATCAGGATCTTCCTCTGTCTTTAATGATTCTACACTATTTCCGAACCCACTGGTAGGTGTAGTGGACTCTTCTTTTACTGTCACAGGAATCTCCAACTCTTCCTGTTCTTCTACACGAGTTTGTACCCTCGCTTGTCCCTTACCTAATACTAAGTTTAGTCTTTTCTCTAGGTCTTCATAAGACTTAAAGTTTTTAGGACTAGTAAACTCTGCTAGAGAATACTCTTGGTTGTAGATTTCTTCTAACTTTGCATCGTCATAGTCACCTAATGTTGTAGGTGATGCGAACTCGGAACGATCATAGTTCCAGTATCCATCTTGCTTAACGATCTTAAGTTTAAAATCTGCTCCCTTCCAGAAATCGAATGGGTTGATTGGTTGCTCGTCCTCGAACTGAGGTTTCATTGCTTCTACCAATTTGTCATGGATCTTCTTACCATATTTGTATAAGAATACACGACCTTCATTCTCTGGATGTAGTGGGTCTTTGATTACTAAGATGTTACTGAAGTAAGAGAGTTTTCTCTTTTGCTTACGAGCAACGTCTTTGTCTGAATCAATTCCACTGTTCCATAGTACACGGTTTAGTTCTCCTACAGGATCATTTTGTCCTAGTGTAGTGAGACTATTCTCAATGTACCATCCACCTGTTCCTTGGAATGCATGTGACCATACTTGTGCCCAAGGTAGATCTTCACCTGTTGGTGCAGGTAGGAATCTAATAACTGCGTAACCGTTTCCTGCTTTGTCAACCTCTGGTTTCCAGAGTCTGTCGTCAGGACCGTTACCGCCACCTTTTCCACTGAGTTTCTCTAGTTCTTTGGTCAGTTTAGCGACTGAACCAGAGGACTTCTTAAGTGATGCAAATGACATGTTTGTCTCCGTATTAATTGTATTTGGCTTATGTTACTGTGTAATCGTAACGTACTATTTATGTTTTGTCAAGTAGTGCACTCTTCCATTGTAATAGTTTTGTTTCCATTGCCTCAAGAATCTCTAGTAGATTTTTACCACCAGAATACATGCCACTTACATTATCAATTCTCTTCTTCATATCCATTACTTCATCGTCTTCTTTGTCTTCTTGCAGAGTGATGTGCTGCTCCATCAACTGAAGACGTGCATAGAATACCTTCTGTTTAGCTATCAGTTCTAGTGTCTTGTTGATGTGGTCTAGTTGACCCTCTGTATCATATGAACTGAACTCCTGAGACATGCTCAACAATTCAGTATAAGTTCTCTGAAGATCATCTAGTTCTTCTTTAATTACTTCTGACTTTAAAAAATCATCTGCTGTACTCATAATGGTAAGACTCCTCTAGTAGTTCTCTTTATACAATTAAGTAGTTGTGCGTTTGCTTTAATTTTATCCTTCAGTGGTTTAGAAATGAGTTTGTTTACTACCTCTACTTCTATACCATGCTCATCACATACAGTTGCTACTGCTTCTATGTAGTTTATCAATCCATTTGATTCTGCTACACAGGTCTCAACTAAAGCACTAAACTTTGGTTGTGTCATAAAGTTTTCTTCTAATTCTTTCATAGAGTTACTCCTGACTGTTCGACTGCCCAACTAGTAAGGACAGACATCTTAAAATCTTTGATCCATTCGCAAAGAGTATCTACATAAGGACTCTTGTCGTAACGTTGTTCTACTTGTGTCTCACCGTTTTCTGCTACAGAAAGTGTGACTAATTTATCTACCTCTATCCCTGTCCTCTCGTAGTACATGTAAGCGTACGCTGATTCCTGTACGAAATACTTTTCCAACCACTCTACTTTCTTTATACTATTGGTAGTTTTAAAATCTATAATAGCAAGTTCGCCATCAAACTCAGCAATGCAATCGACACGGCCAGCAATGCCCAAGTCAGTAGAATAGAGAGGGGCTTCCAACAGATGAATATTATCAATACGATCAAGCACCTCACGACTAGCCCCAAAAAGGAACGAGGGAAGACCCTCGCTCTTCTCAATTTTCTCAGGTTCATTGTTTAAATAACACTCCACTATAGTATGGTACTGAGTACCTCTCCATGCTGACGCACGTCTAATCTTTTCTGCTTTTAGTAATCCTATTTTCTTTTCCCACTTCCTGATACCATCTATAGATTGCTTACCAACCACAGTAGTCACAGAGGGGAGCCATTTGCCAGAAGGTGCTTGATAAAACCTTTGACCATCAACGTTTTGGGTTTTTAATTCCTGCAACTCTGATGCAGGACCCACATGATTAAATTTTTTCATTACGATAAACCTAGTTGGATTTTGGATACAAGATACTCACGTACAAGTCCTGAGCGTACGATATCTTCGATACCGAACTCTACAGTCTCAAATGATGGCATTGTTTGTAGAACTTTCATAAAGTCTAGCACACCTTGACGCTCACCGCTTTTGATAAGATCAGATTGTGAATAGTCTCCTGAGAATATTATCTTACAGTCCTGTCCAACACGAGTAACGATAGAATCTAGTTCATGGAAATTTAGATTAGAGAACTCATCTACTATGATAATACACCTGTCAAATGTAGTACCACGTATGAATGAGGTAGACCAGAAACTTATTGTTGCTTGAGTCCTAAGATTATCATACAACATTTCGAAGGATGCTTCATCAGGCATCTCGAACATGTATTTCACCATGTTCTTATAAGGTATCTGATATAGATTAGACTTATCTTCGTGATCACCTGGTAAGAAACCAATCTCTCTAGTAGGAACTAAAGACCGAACCATATATATTTTCTCATATGGTGAAGAAACGTCAAGTACCTGTTGCAATGCTAGATACAAACTGATAAAAGTTTTACCTGTACCTGCAGCACCATGTAGTACAAGGTTCTTTCCTTCCTTGTACGATTCGAAGACTGTTTTTTGATTGTCGGACAGTGGTTCGATCACCTTAAGATGATCAAGATTAATTGGTTTTGTCCTGCGTAATTGCTTGGCACTCATAGAGGCAGGTGATTGTTGCTTACGTTTCTTTACTGGCATAATTTAGGTGTACCTCGAAAGGTTCGCTTTAGGGTGTGCTGCTTGGACTTTAGACATTACTTCTTTAAATCCATCAGACTGTTTAGGAAGACCATATGTAGTTTTAAGTGTTTGATTCCCAAAGTATCTGTCTAACTCTGGGTGCTCCTCTTTATATTTATCGAGCTTTGTAAAAGACATGCTCACCTCAGTGATCTCTCCAGTCTCTTTGTTTATGAAATCGTATCTAGGCATTAGGGTTCTATCCTCAAACAGGGTTGTAGGTCGTTGTAGTAGTCATCATTACAATCGCAGTCATCAGCATCAGGACACCATCCCATTGCCTTGGATACTAATGGGAAGTTACAGATGAAATGATCTCGACATAGGTTCGCTACGTCTGCATGTTCCTTCTGTGTACCATTAGCAGTGCGTAATGTTATATAGTGCATCCAACTTCTAGCACTACCAGTCATGTATATTCTGGTTGGTGTTGCTAGTGGGAGAACCATTCTCGCACACTCCTTCGCAACACCCTCACGTATGAGTTCACTGTAGAGGTCAATGCCTTCAGCGAAATACTGTGTGATCCTACCTTGTAGGAACGATACTTGTTTTTCATCTAGATCATCAATAGAGTTCTGTCTGTTCTTATCATCCTGTCTCCTCAAGTCGGGTACAGGTATGTTAGTACCAAGTAGTTCAGTGTTTGCATATCTCTGACTAAACTCTTG